CTACTTAATAAGGAAGGGAGTCCGGATTCCGGACTCCCCAATTATGAACCAAATCAATTGAATCGATTACATTCGAACCATCATACAAATCAAGATAAATGGCGAATACCTGCATAGATAACCCACCTTTGTTTTCCAGATACCAAGGATATTCCCATGATGATGGGGCTGCTGCAGCTTGCGACAGGAAGACTCCTTCATGGGTTTCAACAAGAATGGCTGAGTGCAAGACCCAGCCATTCCCTGTCAATAATCAATTAAATCAATATAGTCGTGAAAATTACTTTCCTCTCACCACCGTTGTATAACGGTCGTAGATAGCGTCCCAGTGCTTTTCGAGCATCTGACACTTTTGACCAACGGTCTTTCCTTCGAAGACCCCGATGTTCTGAAATACACCTGTCGTGATTTTAGGGTCGTACATCTTGAGGAATACTCCCTGTTCATTGATGAAGCCTATTTCCTCTCCCTTATAAACAAGCTGTGCATATTCTGATGTGGGCATACCAGCTCCACCCTTTACCGTTGTACGGTTAATGACGATAGGTGCTATCATGATTGTTTCTCCTCTTCTTTAAGTTTCACAGTGAACGGATATTTCTCCCACAGTTCTTGAGCGTGCTCCTTGACCCAATTCACGGCTGCTCTGTGGTCAACACAATTTTTGAGTCTTAAACAAATGTTCTTTGGTGTACAGTACAGACACAATGATGAGTTTCCTGATACAGACATGATTGATTCACCTTTGTAGAAAATCATTGAATGTTTTTGTTCTCCTCCAGCACGCTGAAGTTTTGAAGGCTTTTCGCCTCTTTTCGATGTGAATTTTATCTTTGCCATAGTCATTAATTATTTAGAAGTGAACCATTCAGGAGCGGTCTGACCGTAACATTCACAGGCTTGAACGATGCTCTTATTGAGAGCTTCCCGATGTATGGATATAAACTTATTCAGGTTATCAACTGATTCCTTTAAGAGACGTAATTGATAGTCTGCTGCGTCTTTTTCAGACGTACAGGCTGTTGGAATATTTTCCCTCGCTTCATACAATTCATCAAGTAAAGATTTCAATTCTTCGACTTGACTTTCCATAGCACACAATGTACGATTTGTAACTTCCCAAGAACTTTGGTAGAAAGAACCACTTTTGAATGTTAGTTGATGTTTCATGACTATTGATGTTTAAATTTGACAGTACAAAGATAGTGGAAAGAAATGAGACTTCAAAGAAAATCCCGGAATTTCTTCCGGGATATCTTTGAGAATTTCGGTTTTTAAGTAAAATCGAACGTATTGAAGGGAATGTGAAGCGGGAGTGATTTGTAAGAAAAATCTTTCTTTATAATTTTTAAGTTTTAAATTCAACGAAATTATTTGCGCTATTTTGACGTCAATTATAGCCGATTTAAGAGGTTAAAGGTGTGCTCCGGATAATTTGTTCGGAGCACACCTTTGATTGTCGCTTAGAGGCTTAAAGCACGACCGCAAGGCTTGATACCACGTCCTCAAAGTATTTGATATCCTCAATGGTAACTTTGCCCTTGATATGTTTCTGAAGACGCTGGTGAACATCAGTAGCCGACGGAATCATCATGATAGGTGATGTTACAGGTGCGGAAGCGATTACCACGCAAGAATGCTCACGAATACGCTGTTCCTTTTCGTTCTCCGTAACTGTATAGGTTACGAGGAAGTGAGGAACTTCCATATCGTCTGAATTGAGTTCCTTCATGTATTCTTTCGGATGGTGGTTTTCAGCTCCGTTCAGATAGGACAGATATTCCCAATAAATAGGTTCCATGTCGTAGGAACCAAACATGAAGTTCTGAGCCATCTTCATCAGATAACGTTCAGTCTCCTTGTTGGTAAGACCTTTCTGAATGGGGAACTCATTGATATACATGAACGATTTCCGTTTTGTATCGTCAGAATTTACCGGAGTAACCAACACAGCGATTCGAGCCATACACAGGTCAGAAGTTGGGTCGGACTCTTTTACCACACGATATCCCGGAATAGGACAGTCATCGAAGTCGCGAGTGTCTTCAGGGTTGTCGGGGTTATCCAGTTCACCGATTGCGCTCAGAACCTGTTTGCCACGAACCAAAGCCGGAATCCACGCTGTACGGTCTTCGTTCTCGTCACTTGTGCGTGCCCAAATCATCTTTTCTTCAGAAGCCTTTTTCTCCGGTGTGAACAGGTTGCCCTCAGGAATCTTGACATACTTTTCAATCTCCTTATCAGTCACCCCCTGCGGATTGAGTTCGTGAACCAATGTAACTCCTAACAGTTCCCAGCCCATACCGTCTGGCTCTGCGTTCATGGCTTTCTTGAAGTCCTGAATCAGATTGTCCGTGAGCAATGCGGGTGCGGGTAACAAGTAGGATTTTTGAATGATGCGATTGCCGAACTGACCTACCTTTGCGAACTTGCCTTCGTAGATGTAAATCTTCTTCCCGTCAAGAGACTGGGGTTGATACGGCTTTGCGCCTGACAGTTTCTTCGAACGACATGCCTGACATTCATCATCACAAGTGGTTGAGGTGAAGCAATAGTTCGGATACTGTTTAGATGTGGAAACAGCGTGAAGAGGTGTGCCTCCTACATGACCAATCTTAAGATACGACAGACAAAGGTCATACATCAAGTCGGCATCGGTTTCCTCTGTGACGTTTACAGGCATTTGAAATTCCTGCGTCTTGCCGTCTGGGTCGGCATAGATAAAGTTATAAACTACTTTCATAATCGGAAATGAATTTAGATTGTTGTTAAATTTGGATTGAATAAACCGGAGTATCAAACATCGATACTTTTCCGGGAACGAGTTTCTTTTGTTTCATGTCAGGGACTTGAAACATAACAGGAGTTGCATGATGTTCCGGAACGTGTTTAAACCGTTCGAAATACAACTCAATAGCATTGAGAGTTGTGATGGCTGAGACCTGTGCCATTTCAGCCTCCTCTTTTGAGCCGTACAGGGAAGAAAACAGCCTTTCGCCTGTAACTAATAGGATGGAAAAGCGAAACTTCCCCTTGGGAGATGTTAGAGCGTTTACTTCGCTGACCTCTTTGATATTCTCAATTCGGTAGGCTTTCTGAACCTCAACGAGCTCTTCTCGCTTGGCAGCAGCTTCTTCGATTGGGGTGACCCATGATTTAATGAATATAAGCATAATCTTCGATTTTAAATTACAATGAAATAACGCTATTCGACAGAACTGTCGCCAGTAATCTCATAAATATTTCCATCCACCTGTTTGTAGGGGGTGAGGTCATCCGTTACCTGTATAAGTTCACACGGCTTGTCGTTGAAATAAACGGCTTTCGTAGACCAATCTTCCAAGTTTCCAATGTAGATGTAAGCCACGATATCCTTACTGATATACCACTGGATTTTGCATACAAAATCTTTGTAATGGTTGAAGAAATGATACCACGTTACAATGTTCCAGAACAGTTCTTCCTCACCAGCGTCTTTGAAAGACACGTATTGGACAGGGAAAATGAGGTGGCTATACCACCACCTCATAAACCACCCTAATTTATTCTTCCGCTTTTGCATTTTTGAGAGTTTCTTTCAAATCAGGTTTCAATGTCGCACGAATATTTTCGATGGTGTCACACAGGTTCGAAGCAGGTTTCTTTGCGTTATCACGCTTTTCATTCCAGTCGGCTGTTATAACATCCATATAGATGAGATATGCCTCAGGGAATTCGTTCTTCAGACGTTCCGGAGTGAAACGGGTTGTTTCCATCATACACTTCAGACGCTTTTCCATGAAGTAACGGTCTCGCTCGAGAAGGAGATGTTCCTTGATTTGCTGAACGATAGGATGGTCTTCAGAAAGTTTCTTGGCGATGTCTTCAACCTTTGTCATACGGGTGTCTTTGTCAATAATTGCCATGTCTATTACTTTTTAGGGTTCATTCGAATAATCTTTTCTTTCGGTTGAGGAACCTGTTCTGGCTCGTGAGGTACTTCCCACAGCATAGGCACGTATGTGAACTGCTCCTGTGGTTTGGGGTTCGATTCTGTAAGGAATACAACTTTGTCGGTTGCTTCGCTCTCTGTAAGGTTCTGCAAGGGATTACCGTCCTTATCCTTTACAACTTCACCATCCGACAGGCGAATGACCTTAAATAGAGGCTCAGGGAGTTCCATGTTGGTGAACTCTGTTACGTCGAGATAATCACACCCGAAGTTCTCAGCCGTCTTGAGGTCGCTGTCGCTGAACTGCCCTTCCAGACCAGAGGCTTCCCCTATCATTAGACAGTCTTCTTTGGAGATTGTGATACCTGTATTGTGAGTGAACTCAGCCAGCATGTCCTCAAGCATTCCCGGATTGGGTTTACGTTTCGGATGCTTCTTGTCATTGTAGGGACAGAACTGTCCGGCAACAAGCGTATTCAAACCAATGTACGATTGAAGGCACGCAATGACGTAGATGAATTTCGGTTGGAACATAGCGGGATGAACGTGTCCCAGTTCAATTCCACCCTGATTAGATACGATAAGAACAGCCTGTGGATGAAGTTTCTTGAGTTGCGCAAAAACCTCCATTTTCAGTTGCATGTCCCAGACTCCTTCCGGAAAGGTTTTCCCGGAGACGGTATCGATGAGCGTACCGTCCATGTCGATGAAGATGACTTTCTTCTTTGTAATGTCCATAATTTTGTTCTTTAAAATGTTTGATAATTATACGTGGAATCCGAGGAGTTCGATTAGAACTCCACGAATATTAATCTTTCTTTTCTTCCTGGCTCTGTTACCCACATATGGGTTGAACCAAAGCCGTAAACGAAACAGGAATTGAAGGAAACAGGGAAACGCTCCTGTATGAGTTTCATACATTCACGGAGTTCGTTTTCGTTTTCACAAGATGTGATAGCGTTTAAGATTTCAGCGAAGATTTCAACTGAACGGCTACTCGTGTTTAATAATACTGATTCAACTGTTGCTTTCGTGACTTTATTGTTTTAATTGATTAGCGCAACAAAGGTAGTGGATAAATTCGAATATCCAAAGAAAATCCCCGAATTTCTTCGGGGAAGTTCTAAGAATACGTTATTTCTTCCGTCGATGAGTTTTTCGAGCCTTGCTTTTCTTTCTGTCCTTGCGGATTTGCTTTTCACTCCTACCACTTTTCGAACCTCCCTTTCCAAACCGTACAGGCTCGCACCATTCAATGTGGGGAAGTTCAGGTCGTGGCTGAATAGTGTACACTCTGTCTTCGAATTGAGGAATGTCAGTAGGAGAGAAATCCTTGTCAAGTTCCACAATCTCAACATTCGCTTCCTCAGCCATCCTAAGAACCTCCGAAGGGAGTGCCCCTGTTCCGGCTCCGATGATACCTATCTTAGTCATGCTCTATACTTATTACAACTCCATTCAGCATATCACTTACCACTAAATCCCCTCCCACAATTTTGTCTGAGAGCCTGTTACGTGACAGCGTCAAGCCTCTCTCAAATGCGAGCGAGCGAATACGTTCGCACATCTTTCGGGGAATTGTATTATCCTTGGAGTTGGTTATCGTTATAAGAACCCAAAAGAAGTCCCCGTGGTCTGTTGCTGAAATTGAATATTCAGTCCCATCATTGAGAACGGTTCGTGAGTATTGATACTCCTTTCCGCTGTATTCAGAAGTAGCAACACGAGTTTCAAGACCTTCCTTCTGAGCCAGTTCCCTGATTGATGCTTCTAAATCCTTTGGATGAAAAGCGTTCAATCTGTTCTGATACTCGGTGATAGAATTCACCGACAGTTCTATGAGTGTGTCATGGCTGACACGTGTGCCGCACCCTGTAAGTAGGAGTGCGAACACGGCTGTAATAATCATCAATCTTTTCATATTCGATATATTTCTTCGTTTAACATTTGTCTATCAAAGGGGTCGGCGTCAATCTTGACATGGTTCCTGTCAAACTGTCGTAGGAAGAAAGCAATCTCCCTGATACTTCTTTGGTCGAGGTCAACGAATTTAATGTAGTCCGTCTTCCCACCCTGTAAGGATACGACAGCCCATGAGCCTGAACGTTGATGAACGTCAACCGAAACATCGATGTTTCCCAGGAGTTGTCTGATACGTTCAGCACGAACCTCAGCCAAAGAGGTCGCACATTTCTGGCGATGAATTAACCCTTCCAAGTCCCTCTCCAACGCTTTCATCCTTTGAAAATCTTCCTTGAATAAGTATAGGAACAGTTTCCTCAATAGTTTCTTCATGATTCTTTCTTGGTTTTATTGTTTACACCGTACCCAAACAGGGCATAATCACATTTACAGGGGTCTAACGGATAGACATTACGGCAATTCGTAGTAAGTTCAAGCACTGTATTCATGCTATCACCTTTGCCCGTTATGAGACCCAATTGACGACCAACGGTTGCGACGTGAGTGTCAAGCGGAATGAGTAGGGACGACTGGGGAATGAAACTCCAGATACCTAAATCCACAGGACTGTTTCGACGGCACATCCATCGTAGGAACATATTCAACCGCTTACAGGCAGACTTCGAATCCTGGGGGATACCTTTCACTCCAGGGAACAGGCTTATCAGTGCATCGAGATAATCTGTGGCTCCCATCGTACGAGTATAGTTCTTAGACAGAGCCTCTTCCATATCTTCGTTGTTATCGTAAATCTCCTTGAGCGCACGACACAGGTCAGCGAAGTCCTTCTCCTTGAAGAAACGGTACAGAGGTTCCTCCGAGTCAATGTACTTTCGCCAACCCATGTTCTTGATATACATATAGGGAGTCAGACGTTCCATCTCCTTACATAGTTTCTCACAGGTAGAGAGGATGGCTTTTCGGTTCCCATACGCTAACCAAGCAGCGATGAAGCCTACTATCTCCTGAGAACACTTGTAACCGAACCGTCTGGGGAACTGTACAGGGTCGTCAGTGATGAATTCAGGCTTCTCGTACTGCTCAGCCAGTTTCATGACCTGATGTCTTAATTTGTCGCTGATTGCTATCATACCTTGTTAGTTTCTTCGATTTTACACAGGAACGTGGCGGTCTTGAACTCGTCACCGTCCATAAAGTATTCAGCCATTTCATCAAGAACGTCCTTATAGGAAGTTATCTTGAAGTCCGCTGCCTTCTGAGGAGTCATCTTTTCGAAGACCTTTGCCCAATCACGACGGAGAACCCACGTATCGCTCTTCTCATTCTGTACTATCACACGAGTTTCTGACTCAGGGATTCTTCTGAACCCTATCAGCCAACCCTCGCGGAACGTGTACTGTCGTTTGTCAGTCCCGAATACCACATTGGCGTGAGCACCGTACTTCACCATCTTCTTGGTATCAATAACACCGAACCAACGATGAATGAAATCCACGTGAACAAAGGTATCCATCGGACCACTCTTGTACTTGATTTCAGGAGATACGTACTCCAATTGCTTTACATTTCTATCCATAACTATCTATATTTAATTGGTTTCATACTCAGCCAAAGCCTTGAGGCACTCTTCGTGACTCTCGCGACAGGCAGCGTCCATGATATATTCCATGTTATCATACTTCGGACATTCCCTGACGGCTTTACCTGTTACATCAACGTAGAAACAGCCATCCTCATAGAGCTTGACGATGAACCATCCGTCATTATACATAACATAACCATCCTCGTAGATAGTCTGAATAAGTGTACGACCGTCCTTCATAGACGAGGAAGCGAGTGCACAGGGATAAGTGATTGTTCCCTGTTCAGCTTGATTGATACGAGCCATCGCCACAAGAGCGACCTTTGCTAACTGTCGACGTGATTTGATGTTATCAACATAGCGGTGAGTCCCTACTGGCTTGCTGAAGTCTAAATTTTTGTAGTATCTTGAACCTTTCATGACGTAACTTGTTTGATTTGACTGAGCAAATATACGTCCATTTATCGAATATCCAAGGAGTTTATCCGGAAAATCTTCATTATTTCTTCCGATTTTTCCTCAATTCGGCTCTGCGTTCTCTTCTACGAGCCTTCCCGTCCTGAATTTTTAGGGAAGATGAGCCTGTTATTCTGTATATCTCGGATTGAGTCTTACTGATTACGTGTTCACAGAACCCCGACAGGGTGACTGTGCTATCCTTATCCATTCTTGCGTTCATATTAGACGATTTAAGCGATTATAACTATACGGGGAATAAAATGTACCAGCCAACAGGGGTAAATCTCGTAGAGCGACCGCCAGTGGCTTCTATGAATAAGGAAAGAGGCAACCCGTTACAGGCAACCTCTTTCCAATCATGACTAAAACAAAAATCACATCCTCACGGACTTATTTCTTTTTACCTTTCTTCGGTTCAACAACCACTTTCACGGTTTTGGAAGCCTTGAAAGCAAGTGTGTGAGACTCGGGAACGTTCATAGGTTTCTGAGTCAACGGGTTCGTGCCTGTTTTAGCAGGGTTGACTTTCTGTTTGAACTTTCCGAAAGGTAGGCTGATTTCGTCACCGTCCTCAACACAGGTCTTGACAATCACCGGATTCAGTGCGTCGATTACTTTCTCGGTGTCTTTCTGGCTCATACCAGCCTCTTTGGCAACTGCTGCCACGAATTCTGACTTTCTCATTTCTTTTTAAAATTTAGTGAATAAATGTTTCTATTTCAAACGTGTTATAATAACGTCGTTTTTCGGTTGATAGTTTTTATCATTCCCTTTGGACTCCCGGATTATCGGTAATACTGATTGAATACAGCGGATAAATTCTTTCCGTTTGCGCCCACCATTCCAAGGAAGCGATATGCGAGATTGATTAGGAACGCTCGGTCTTTGTTGCGCTGATACGCTATCTTCTTACGAATGACAGACATCACCTTTGCGAACTTGATTCCGCTGTCGAGTGTAACATACTCGTGACTGAACTCACTCACCACCCATACGTTGATGATAACGTCTCCCCACTGAAAGAGATACGGCTTATGAGTCCACGTTACTTTGTCCATACGACGTTCAGCGTTGGAGTGATAGTCCTCCTGCTCCTTCATTTGATACATCGTGTTCTTCTGAGAGTCCGACAGTAACTTGAAGATGTTCTGTTCCTGTTCAGGTGTGCATTTGACCTCCATGTCAATGTCGTGGGGTTCGCCTGTTTCCATACCCAACTCGTGAAGAGCAAGTGAACCTACGATTAGGAAGTCCATACCGTGTGCCTCAAGCACTGATTTACGAAAGCCGTCCAAGGCTGTTTTAATTCTTGTTTCCATACGAAATTATTTATGATTAATGATATTTAAATCAACGTACCAGTCTCCTAAAATGGGTATCGTATAGGAGATTCTTCCGTGACACTTCTCTTCTTTGTTGAATTTAGAAGTGTTCTTTCGGTCTTCTCCATCAAAGCAATAGTGAGCCAATTCTTGCCAAAAGGCTTCTGCCAACTCATCAGGTTCAGATACACAATCCACCCACGGGACAGCAATCAAATCGAGGTCATGAGCCAACGTCCCGTGGATTGCCAACGCATACCCGTGTTCAAGAGCAATCTTTCTTAACTCTTCAAGACATGCCGCATAAAACATCGGCTTGGGATTTGTCTGTACTTCGCTTTTGTGTTTCATAATCCTCGAGATTGAATTATCGCTTTAAGACGACCACTGTAACCTTTCTTCTCCGCATAAACTCTGTCTAAATAGGCGAAATATTCGTCCTTTGTAAGCCGTCGGGCAAATGTACTCTGCCATATAGCGTAATCCGTTATACACTCCCGCCACGAGTTGAAACGGGCATGACCTAACATAGTTCCGACAGCCAGAGTGGGACGGCTTCCGGGAACTTTCATTCCCAGACAGTTATGTCCCTCTACAAACAGTTTAGAAGTGAAGCCTCCGGACTCCTCAATACATTGCGCCATGACGATGTCCGGATGGTCAATCCTCAACTTGAAGATATAATCATACACCTCGTCAAAGAGCGTTTCAGGTACAGGCTCCACAGCCTGTTCTTCAGCAACCTCACAGCCAAACGCTGGCTGAGATGGTACAGGTTCTGTCGTATCACACGACCGTATCACAAGAATGATTAGAATTGACAGCAAAAGAACCGCAAGTCCACGCCACATTCTTTTGAGATACTTCTGTTTAGGCAGATTTCCGCCTGGATAGATTGTTTCTGTTTCTAGCATAACTTCTCATTTTGGTTTATAATAATAGAAAAACTCCTATCATGAGAAGACCTAATAGACAGCCGAGCATGGCAGAACCCAGTAGTATTAGGAAGCCGAAAAGTATCGCCCTCTTTTCACTACACCTGTAATACGAACGACACGCTCGACAGGCTGCTTCATTCACGCACATACATTTCCGA